ACCTCATAGTAAAATTTAGGTTGGCCATAATTACCATCGTAAAATTGGTACATTATTGGGCTATTCGCCGCCGCTATCTCGGTGGGTTGCTCGTTAAAATTCATTTCAAATTATCCTTAATGTCTTCGGTTATTGCCTCCCTTATTTGTGGCATATATTTATCCATCGTTACACGCCTTGGCATCTGTACAAAATCAAATGGTTCGATTCCAAAGTGCTTTATTTTTCGGTTCATCAAATACCCCATAGCGTTGCGGTTGCTTTGTGTGTTCTTTAGGAATGAGCCGCTTTGTAAATCCCTAGGGCGTAGGCCTTTTATTTTGGTCCATTCACGCATACGCTTAATGGGTATTCCTTTATCCCCATCACCTTTAGCACCTGGCCAAGGTTTGCGCCCTTTACGTATTGCATCGCCGTAACGATCGTATTCTACGCCAAATTCTAAACCCTCCGCAATGGGTTTAATAGACCTTACAAGGTTACCACTCGCCACATAATTAGCCCGTACCTTTTTAATTGTTATGTATTCGGGTTGCCAATCGTTACCTACTCGTTTCCATTCCGCACGAATAGACGTACGCGGGTGCTTCGCCTTTAATTGTAATTGCGTTTGACTTGCGAAATAATCGGCCGCCTCTTTAATTATGCCTTCGGTCTTTTTATACTTCATTGTAACAATCGGTTACCCAAGGGCTTCTAATCTCAAATTGTAAATCAACCGTAAAACCCGCTAATACGTCCGCGTCCGCTTCAATAAATGGGTTCATACTTATCGGCCTAACTAATCTTATATCCTCGTTATATGCTAAATCCTTTTCGCGTAGTTTTAAACTGAAACGCATATACAAATCCTCTAAAATATGCGCGTAGTTCGAATTTTCCGTATATCCTAACTCCGAATAAAGGTTAACCAAATTATCTTGCTCGTTTTCCGTCTTTAAAAAATTGACTATATCGGCCACCATTACGTTAACCGTTACCGTGCTAATTTGGTCTTGTACGGCAATAGTTGAAATAGAACAATGTTGTAAGGGGTACACTTGTACCGCCTTTAATGCTACTTCGGTTAAATTACCGTGTGAGTAGTTTCTTAATAATATTTCTTTCCAAATCTGCCAAGTCCGATTTGTAAGCCGCCCACATGAGATTTGTGTGAATGGGTAGTTTACTAACTTGGTCAAACTTTGTAACATCCCCTCCAGTGAGTAGATGGATGAAACCCATCCATCCCCACTTTTGGTTAAATCCGTGTTGGTCCGTTTCGCCTTCGCCGCCTCCAAATACTTCTTGGTAAAGTTCAGTAAGTCGGTGGCGATAAGATAAAAAAAAAGTTGCGCCCCAAATGCTACATCACTCGGCATATCCTTAAATGCCTCGTTAATTTCACCCTTGTAAGGTTCGATTAAATACCGTTTTTTACTCTTTTCTTTGATCGGGCGATATAATACACTCATTACTTTGTAAAGGTCCCTTGGTTCCTTTTGGTAATTTTCAATGTCGATAAATTCACCCGTGGTTAAATCGTCTAGGTTTGGAATAAACCCGTATTCGATTCCCTTATAAGTAAATGTGGTTTGTAGTTCGGGCTTTTGTTCTAGTATGCCCGTAATGTGCTTTATGGCACGATTTAAGACCTTTAAAGGCAATGCGCTTGTTTCCTTATACGTAAGCCCCGTAAATATCGCCACGGCCATAATGGCGCGTTCGGTTTCACCCTTCGCCTCTAAGGCGTTGTATTCAACCATGCGGTATAACGGAACCTCGGATAATTTAGTAGGTATGGTTATTTCCATCTACTTAATTAACGCATGGTTAGGCGAATGTTTTTATCTAACGTCGTAAATACCGTGGTTACGTTTTAACCCTAGGGCTTCCATTTCATGGTAACGCCAAGCGTCTATTGCGTGGTCCACCCCTACGGGATTATTTAAGGTATTACCCGCTTTGTCTTTGTCCCAACAATACCCGCGTAATTCCTTTATTAGTTCGGTGCTATCCTTTGTAACCAAATATTCTTGGCTTTGCATTATTTGTATTCCGTACAAAATTGAATCCTTGCCTTTGGTTACCGCCCTTATCATTTTCCCGTATCGTCGTATTTCCTCAATGCTTTTAGGTTCGGCAGAATCCGCGTATATGGGTACGCCGTCGGGTAGGACCTTGGCGATATCCGAATTAAGCATAGCGGTACGATAACACTTTAGGTTAATTAGTCGTTGGCCGTCGTATTGGTACACCTCAACCAATGCCGTTGGATCGTTTGAATATCCAAAGTCTAAACCACACCCGATTAATCGCGCCTCGCTTGGTATGGTGTCGATGGTTTTATAGTTGCTAAATACAACGCCTTCCAGGTTCCCAATTTCACCTAACCCATATACACGCCACCAATTGGCCCAATAACTTGAGGTTTCCGCTTTTACTTTGGCCTTTTCTATTTCCTTAACGATGGACGCATCCAAGGCCTCGTTATCCTTGTACGTCAATACCACCATTTCGCTATCCTTATCGTCTTTTAATTCGGTGTCTACCCAAAATTCCACCACGGGGTTATAATCTAAATAAATAAACCGCCGCGTTCGTATGGCTAATTGGTAGTATGATTCAAAATCTATGTTATTACACTCATTGACAAAAAGAACATCACGCCTTGCCCCTCGTAATTTGTCGGGTTGGTCCGCGCTGAAGAACTCGATAAAAGCCCCGTTTGAAAATGTGTATGTTAAACTTGATTTGTTCCACTTGGTAGGGTCGTACATTCCTACCATGTCCATAATCTTTAGAAAGTCCCTAATTGCCCCACGCCTTAAATGCGGGATGCTTTCGGCGACTACGCTGATTTCGCAATTGGCGTTTACGACGGCGTAACTGATAAGTAATGGAATAATCGAGAATGTTTTGGATGAACTTGTACCGCCACGAACTATACGCACCCGCCTTTTGAGTTTTGCAATCTTGCTTTGCGCCGTGGTCTTTTTTAGCATTATTCAACATCCAAATCTATGCCAGGAAATATTGGCTTTTCCTCGGTTACGTTTACGTTCTGTTGTGGCAACCCAAAGGCCGAATCCATTAATTGTTTATACGCGCTTACGTCACCTTTACGGGCTTTATGTATTAATGCCAATGTCATTAGGTCGGCTTGGCTTAACTTTTCAATTTCGCCGCTAATGGGGTTTTTAGAATCTTGCATGACCTCCAACCATCGTTTGGCAATGGTCGAACGGTTTAAACTCCCCTTGGGTCTACCATTGGGGTTTGCGGTTTGTCCTTTTTCGGGCCTTACTAATGCCCCACCATGTTTTTGTTTTTCTAATTTCATACCGATGTTTCCCCCATGTTAAAATTGTATCTGTAATTGCTTAACGTTTTTACTTCCAAATCTATTTACTAAATCCATTATCGTTTCCGTTGAATCAATAAATTCTAATAAATCGTCATTTTTGTAAAACCATTCAACCCCGTATAATGGGTTGTTTTTTATATTCTGCTTTCTAAAATAATTGTGTAAGGTCTTTTCAAATGCCGCCCCGTTTTTAATTACCTTAATTATCCTAGCACTTGGGGCATAGGCTTGTATTTGGGTTAACCGCTTATTGGGTGTTTTTGATATACCTATTTTTATACCAAAGTCGCTTTGTATGAAGTACAAATCCGCGACCGTGTCGCTTATATAATCTACGCTTAAATCTGCTATTGCTACTTCGTATAATTGATATAACAACTTTTTGGTATAATCGTTTACTTGCCCATCGTGTAAATGTATAATATCCTTTATTAACTTTCTTAATTGCGTCTTCTTGTTTTTAGTCCCTTTCGGCTTACCTTTAGGGTTTCTTATTTCTCCTTTTTTCGGAGGTGTTATGTTTTGAGGATTTGGCATTTATCAAATCAATTCTTTTTCAAGCCATTGGGCATAGACTTGTAATTTTTTAACGTCCTCGCTTTTGTTTTTACGATCAAAACGCCACGTATATTTTATTATGTTGCCCTTTAGGTATCCTATAAATTGCTCTTTGCTCATGGATGCCTTGATACATTCGATGCATTCAATTTCGCCTTGGTAATGTGATGGGTTATTTACTACGTCCATAGTGCTATAAATTCTTCGGTTTCCATTTCTATTTCAAATACGTGGCCGCCTTTGGTGTACACTTGTGTAAAGCCCATTGAACCCGCCACGGCTTCGATTTGGTCGGTATCTATGTATCCGTCTTCTAGGATTTCGATTTTATCCGCATCCATTTCTAACCCTAACATTTCATAAATGGGGTCTATTTTATCCTCGGAGTAAATAAAAGTTACGGGTATTATCATTGTGCGCGGTATGTGTATGCTTTTACTTTGATTTCTTCGTGGCCGTTTATTATTTCTCGGATAGGCTCTAATACTAAAAATCGGCCGCCTAGGGGTTTGGGTGGACTGCCTCTCTCCACCATCCAACCTTTGGCACCGTATCCGTCTTTTTCGTCGCCGTATTCTTCTTTGTAAGTTGCCGTCCTTACCATTAATACTTCCCTCAAATGTACCTTATTATTATGATTCATTCGCTCTACCTGGTAGGTTAATTCGTGGTCTTCGTGGACATGTCCCATCCATACCATATCGGCACCTTCTATAACACTACTTGCTCGGTGAAATTGAATTGTACCACGGGAGGCGGGACCACCCCCACCGCTACCATGAAAATACTTGATTCGGTATGAAACACTACCCGCGCTTTTTGGACGTTTGAAATTATACACTATCCAACCACCATAACCGCCCGTTTGAATGTGTGTGCCGTTTTTTTGATTTAACCCACCAACTAAACGTTGTATTACGTCTATCTCTTGATGCTTTATTATTGCCGTTTCATGGTTTCCGTAACTGATAACATCGATATTTTTTGCGTATGGGCTAAACCATTCTATTGCGTCATTTACCACCGCGTCAAAATAATGATCCACGTTATGTTCGGGGCGTATTCCACTCTTACTTCCCCTACGATCTGCGCGGCCCATCATGAGGCATAGTGTATCCCCGTTCATACATATTCTTGCGTCCATTTCCATGGCTTGGTCCAAGTGGCGTTTGAGTAAAACGCGGTCGCACTTGGGATTATCCCAATGGATATCGGAGAGCAATAATACTTTTTTGGGGTCGAAGTTGTTTTTGAATATGTGTACATTTTTCATAACTATTTGCCCGACTGCAAAAGGACGATTAACGCCGCTTCCATCGTTGGGGCTATTTTGTAAAGTTCGTTTTCGATGCGCTCGGCTTCGTCTATGGTGTATTCTAGGGTGATTTTTTTAGTGAGGTTATCGACTTCTTTATCTATGTTTTCGGGTTCCACAAAATCAAGTGGTAAATCTAACCCCCAATTATCTAATTCTTCAATATCCCAAAGGTTTGCCAATGCGTCCCAGTCCCACTCACCGAATCCGACGTTATCTTTAATGATAAATTCGCGTTCTTTTGCTTCGTCTAGGTCGGTTATGATAATGGGTATTTCCTTTAGTCCCGCATCTTTTGCGGCCTTGTGGCGCATATTACCCCCAAGAATAACCATGTCTTGATTTACAACAATCGGCCGTAAATATAGCATTTCGGGAAATTCCTCTATTGACCTAACCAGTTTTTTAAATTTGTCGTCCTTAATTACCCTTGGGTTTTCTCGGTTGCCTTGGATTTTGTCAATGTCGATAACTTGCACCATGTAATTAACGTTAAATGTTTTGGATGTTTCTTAAGTGTATTTCCTTGAGGAAGTCTTTGTATTGCTTTTTGTCCCCGTATTTGTCGTGGCAAGTACGGCAAACGGCCATTAGATTTTCGATTCGGTCTTTGTCGCCTTTAGGGTTGCCCCCCATGCCTCGCGGTTCTATGTGGTGGATGTCTTGGGCTTGGTAGTGGCAAACTTCACACTCGATATACGATGTTTTATCATATCCGAAAAAGTCGAAATATACCCTAGTGTGGCGTTTCATACGCTTCGTAAACCTGGTTAATTTCATTTATCATTTTTTGCCATGCTCTAGGGTCACAAGTACAAGGGCGGTAAAATTTACGCGCTTGAAATAAGCGGTTCCAAATGATGGCCACTTTGTCGGCTTCCTCTTTAGTTAATGTTTGCTCCGCTTTCTCCCGAAAATTACCCCAATAAAAATATTCTTGTTCCGTCATACATTGGGTTGTACGATACGGGAATAGTTTGTTTAGTTTGGCTTTGCGTTGATCGCATCCGCAATCCTCACCCGCCACCCATTCGACTAGTTTTTTAATCCCAGTGGCTTTGGTCACCTTCTCGACCGTATCGCCTAGTCCTTGCGATGGTTTCTTTCGCGTTTTGCGCTTCACAGTAGTTTTGGTATTGGACATAAGTATGATTTTTAATTAGATTCTTTGCGTTTTTTAGTCGGTTAAATATGGAATGTAAAGGTATACCCGTGCGTTTCTCAATATCCCGCATGGATAGTTTATAAACAAAATGCAACTCCAATAACATTTGGTCGTATTCGGGCATTTCATCGATTACCGATTTAACATCATCCATTAAGTTTTGGTATTGGCGTTCGCTTTCGTCCGCATTAAAGCAAGGGTCAAATAATACATCGTCGTAATTCTCTCGTTTCGATTTGCGTTGGCGGTCCACTACCTTGGAACGGATAATGGTAAAAATGTACATGGTGTTAATATCGCCGTTGTAATCAATTTTCGCGACAATGTCGGGGGATTCGGCCAACTTTAAGTACATATCTTGTACGGTATCTTCGGGGCTTTCACTTCCGAGATAGGCGGCCATTTTAATCCAATCCGCGTGGCGTTGGGCTATTGCCTTTAGGTTTGCCATTACGGTTTGTAAATTTAGAATACATTGTTAATATAATTATCAATTAGTTGATTAAATTCTTGTAAACTTTTACACACTTGGTATTTATAACCCTCACGGGTGGCCACTTTTTCAAAATACTTTTGGTGTTCGCTTTGCCTTCCCTTTTCGGTTTTTACCTCAATCCATAGCCCGTTATATTTTT